AGTCGGCCGGTGCAGCCGTGTGGATGTGGACAAGCTGTTCGTAACTGAGGTCGATGCCCTGGCTGGTCGCGATTTCCAGCAACCTGGGCCAATGCTCGACCGGGATTGATTGTCGCTGTTTCCATGAGGCAACCGTCGTCATGGGAATGCCAAGCTGTTCGGCCAGCGCGGTAGCACCGCCGAGACATTGGATGATGTTCGGAATGTTGTTCATGGGGCTATGCTACGCATCCTGCATCGCCGCGTCAACGCGTTGACAATTCGCAAAATGCGTATATAAGGCATGCATCGAACCACAGGGGTGCCCAATGATCGACCTCACCGCCGTTCTCGCCGCAGCCATCACCGTCCTCGGTGTCGTTTTGATCTACGCCGCGATCATCTCCGAAAGGTCGGCGCAATGAACGCCGCCGAGTTCTCGGTTTACTGGTTCGACCCGGACGGCAATTGCAACTGTGAATTGTCCTATGTCGACGCCAAGACAGCCGTCAATTTCGCACTGGATTTTCCCAACCGCCCTGCCGGGTTAATGGGAGTTATCCAGCGCGTCATCATTACGGATGGCGGGGATCGCTGCGTGTACGAATGGCGGCATGGCGTCGGGCAAGTCTATCCGGAGCGAGTATGACCGTGAGGCTTGCGCTCGCCCTGCTGCTCGTCACGCCAGTCATGGCGCAGGACATCAGTGACGCCGACAAGAAGGCCGCCCTCAAACGCGGCTATGAGATGAACGACAGGCAGTCGTTCCGCTGGGGATCGATCGACCTCACCGCCGAGCCGCCGGTGCGGACCATTCCAATAGACAAGCCGATCAAGCTGGACCCGCCACCCAAGCCGACCGCGGTCGCCAGCGTCGAGAAACCGGTGCCAGAGCGCAACGTCTGTACCCGCCATAAGTTGAGAAAAGTTGTCATAGGCAAACGTTGGAGATGCCGGAAATGATCCAGCACAGATGCGATGACCACCAGCCAGTCAGCAGGCCATACCAGCCGTCCAATGGCAGCGAGGGCGAAGGCTTCCACGCGGCGTTCTGCGACCATTGCGCGCGAGACGCGGCATTCCGTGACACCGGCTATGAGGGCGATCCGGCGCTGGGTTGCCAAATCCTGGCGGACTCGTTCTGCTACTCCGTCACCGACCCGAAGTACCCGAAAGAATGGATCACGGACGACGAGCGCGGCCCGCGCTGCACGGCCTGGACGCCAGATACGTCAGCCGCTCTCGCACCGGAGCAGGACAAATGATGTGGGGCAAGCACAAAGAAAACGGATTTTGGATCGCCAAGGTATCGGACTGGCGGTTCATGTTCCGAAACCATGACGCTCTTTACATTGCGGCAGGCAGGCTTCGCCTTCGCCTGATGCGCGCCGCCCTCGCACCGGAGCAGGACAAATGAGCGACCGCGAACCCGTCAGCCACGCCATCGCCAGCATCATCGATGCGCTGGATTGCATCGCCGAGATGGCGTTGCAGGCCGAGAACTATGACGAGGTAGCCGCGCAGGAAATCGGCCTCGGCCAGATCATCAGCCGCGCGCAGCTGGTGCTGTCGTTCCTCGACACGCATCGGCCGAGGCATGTTAGGTTGGTGCAATGACCACAATCATTTTGGTTTTTGTTGTCGTGCTTTCTATACACGGATATGTAGTCTGGCAGTTAATCACACCGCCAAAGTAATGCAACGCCGAGCGCCAGCGATGACGCTCCACGGTGCATTCCGCACCATCCTCTGATCAGGAGATTTTACTATGAGAAAACTACTGTTAGCGGGCGCCGCATTGCTCGCATTGTCCGTTCCCGCGAGTGCCTACACCATCGACATCATCGCGGCATTTGACCAAACTGCAGCGTTTGCCGTTCCGACTGGCTACACCCCCGAAACCTACCCCGGCGCTCCTCCGTCCGGCAATACCTTCATCAACAACACTGGTGCCAACGGTCGGGACAGCTACTTCGGATCGCCCGGCACGGGAGCCTTGTCGGGTCTGTTCATCGGCAACCAGAGCGGCATCGACACGTCGCCGTTCGGGCTGTCGAACAACACCCGTCCGTACCTTTCTGCCGGCGGCGGTGGTGGTGTCGTTACTCTCACCAGCCAGATCGGTCCGCAGAACAGTCTCACGCTGTTGTGGGGCACGGTCGACGCTGGGGACTGGCGTAACCGCATCGCCACCAGTGGCGGCGACGTGATCACAGGCACCAACGTCCTCACAGCTTGCGCCGCCGAGGGCTTTACCTGTTCTGACGAACACACCAACGTCCTGCTGCGGATTTCGGGGCTGAACGACTTCACGTTCGCCAAGTTCTCCGACCGCGACAACAACTCGTTTGAGTATGTTCCTGTCGCTGGTGCCGTACCAGAGCCGTCGACCTGGGCCATGCTCATCATCGGATTTGCCGGCATCGGCTTTATGGCTTACCGCCGTAAAGAGCAGTTTCGTCTAGCGTAGCGCATATCGCTGGATGGAAGGGCGGGGGTGCGGTTCTTGTCAGGGGCCGCGCCCCCGTTTTATCGTCTGTTGCCGACGCAGCGCGCGACCTCTATCTGGGTCCGCGCGGTCTGCTTGCAGATGATCTCGGCGTTGATGGCGTCGACCTCGGATTTCTGATAGACGCTCGGATCGTATAGCTCGACGCCAATGCGCTGTTGGGCACAACCGCCGATGAACGCCACCACTGACATCAGCAGCAGGATAGCCCGCAGCGGTGCCAGCTTGGTCATGTTGGTGGTGCCGTAACCTTTTGCAGGAAGTCGCCAACCGTGATCGGCGGTTGCCCTTCCAGCGCCAGGATGCGGTTCTCGTGTTCGAACAGCAGCGTTTGTTCGGTGGTAGGCTGCGGCGGCACCGGCTCAGGCGGGACGTAGGGATCAGGCACACCGCCCGCCTCGACCCACTGGATATAGCCGGGGCTGAACTGGTCGCCGTTACTGCCATCGTGCCGGTGATGCTCGGTATGACCCAGAACCCAATCGTCACTGACCGCGCACTTGAATTTCCGAACGACATTCGTGCCCATCGATAACCTTCGATATTTTGATATACTGATGATTGATCCATCGACCCCGCAAGCGCATTCGCTGCGGTGCATGAAATCGTCAGGCAGTATGGAAACCCCGACAAACTCGCTATCGCAGTTTGATTTACAGTTGCACTCGCCCCGGTCCCTATCATTACGAAGCCGAACCCATCCGGCCCCTTTTTTATTGTGGCGTTCGCAATTCAGCGCACCATTCGCAGGCATCCATGGTTAGTCCCGTCTGTTGTTGCACCTTGCCACCTGCAACAGGTTGCGCGCCAGCCGCTTGCATTCCGCCTCGGCATTGATCGCGTCGATCTCCGACTTGCTGTAGATGCCGATCGTCGGCTCAATTACCAGCGAGGCCGGTTCGCGCAACGGCACCGCGCAAGCTGCCAGCGGCAGCACGGTGGCAAGGATCAACCAGTGGTGCATGGTATTCTCCCCTATTTAATCATTGCCCGGACGCTGGCGCAGTCCTCGATCACGGTCACAAACTTTCCATCGGTCAGGCCGACGACGCACACCGCGCTGTCGGTGAGCAGCTTGTTCGGCCGGTCAGCTCTCTTGGCGTGCAGGCTGGTGATCTGCGCAGGGTTGATGCTCACCTCGAGGCCGTCGATCGTATGCAGCATGACAAATGCCGCAACGATGAAATCGATCACGGCGCCTCGAGTGTTTCGATCCGTGTTGCCAATTCCCGCACTGCGTTAACCAGCGCGTAAATCAATTCATTGGTATCCAGCACGCGCAGATCATTCACCTGCTCACCGTCGATATAACCGGGGATTTGCGTCACCATGCCCGGCAGCACGGTTTCCGCCTCTTGCGCGATCAGCCCGATAAATTCCCTGCCCGACACCGCCGCATCATGATGGCCGGAATTCTCATAGGGTGTGCTTTTGCCTGGCGCCGGCGCGTCCGCTGTATTGTTGCCCTTGAACGTATAGCGCACCGGCGCAAGTCGCCGAACCGCATCCAGGCCATAGGCATAGTCGCCCAGCACATTCTTGATGCGCTCGTCTGACGTATCGACCCAGCTGCCACCGCCTGGCTTGTATCCCTGCGTGGAAATCACAAGGTTGCCGTCGGAGGCCCATCGATTGGCAATGCCGGTCGGCCCGATATAAACACCGGTCTTGAGCCTCACACCGCCAGCCGGTTCAAACCACGCCGTCGGCACGCCAGAGATATGCACCGGCAACCCGGTGGCGTCCTGGATGGCGCCCATGTAAATCGTCGGCCCGCCGGCCGAGCGTAGCGCCGTCGGCGCGTTGGTGATGCCGGTTAAGTATTGCGCCGGGTCCATATTGTTGGCGACATAATCGATCGCGCCGAGGGTGCCGCTGCCGAGCTTAAGCAGAAAATAGGCCGGCTTCGAGAGCGGCGTGTTCGCCATCTGCCGCGAATTGGCGATGATGACATGATCGATATTGCCGCCGCTCAGATCGAGAACAATGTCTGATCCCACGCCGGCACCGTTCGCTGAATTGTGGGTAAACAGCATGCCGTCGATCACGACCGACTTGCGCAGGCTGCCGCCGACGATATGAAACCCGTGGCCACCGGCACGGTCGCAGGATCCGTTGATGAACGTCACGTCCTGCGCGCCGCCATCGATGTAAATGTTATCCAGCGCGTTGGAGTAAATGTAACAGGCACTGAACTCGGACGCGAACCCGGAATAGTAGATGCCGTAATTGTTCGTCACCGCGAATTCGGAGTTGGAGGCGCGCCAGTCGCCGCCCTTCACAGCAAAGCCATAGGTGTTATACCTGGCGGCAACGTCGTCCAGCAGGCCGGCATTGCGGTTGATGCCGGCGTAAATGGCCCACCCCTTCATTCCGGTGATGCCCATACTGCGCAAGGCAATACCGGTGCCATAGTTCAGGCCGTCGGCCGACAACACCGGCCCGTCCGGCATATCGACGCCGTTGCCGGTCGACCCCGACTGATTGGCCCCGTTGCCGTCGATCAGGAAATACGACATCGACGGAATAACGAACGGGTGAATAGGATCGGTCGGGATCGGCGGCGCCGTATAGGGAATGACAAAGACGCTGCTATTGGCGTTGGTACGCAGCTTGACGCGGGTTTCGGTCGAACCCGAACCCTCGATGTCGTGAGTCCAGTGCAGCTGATGGTTGCCATCAGTGTCGTACTGCTTCGACAACAGCATGCACTTGCTGCCGGTCAGCACCGCATAGTCCAGCATCGCGTTGATCGCCGCGGTCGAATTGACCGGCGAAGCACCGCCGCCGAAATGTTCGGGCAGCACCGGGTTGGCGCGCAATTCCCACCAGCCACCATCCAGGCTCTGAAAATGCCACGGCTTCACGGTGCCGGGTGGGCCGACCTTGACATACTGCCCGCCACCCTGGTCGCCCGCGGCGCTATAGCCGGCGATATCGATTGCCAGCGCCGCGGTTGGAACGCTGGCCGCCACCGCCGCCGCACGGGTCGCATATGGTATCACGGTGGCGCCGGCACCGCTGACGGGTGTTGGCCCAGCCCAATCGCCGGACGTGTTGGACCGCTTTACCCATAGCTGAAATGGCGTCACGTCAGTCTGCAGATAGATAAACCCTTGTGCGGCGGCGTCGTGCGCTGCCCGTTGCGCCAGCGTGCCGGATGCGTTCGGTTGAATGCCCTGGCCGGGAGGGCCTGCCGGCCCCGGCGCGCCCTGCGGCCCGAGCGGTCGCGCGACAACAATGGCCGGTCGTCCTGCGGTGATGGCGGTGGGCATGGCGGTTACTCCTTAGGGATAGCGGCCGGCGTGAACGATCAGCGGCCCGCGGAACAGTTCGGAAATTGCCGTGCCGGGGATAGTCCAGTTGAAAAAATAATTCCAATGCTCGGCCGGGGTTTTCGATACCAGCAGCGTCGTTCCGACCACTGCCTGCGGCATGTAGAGAGTTATCAACCCGGATGTGCCGTCGTTGATAACGATGCCGGCCCCGTCCGAACCCGTGCCCGCGGTCAGCTTCTTGATGATCGCCGAGTGATCGAACCTGGGCCGGATAACAAATTCCAGTATCGGCGACGTGCCGAGATCGATCGGCGCCTCGCTGCCATCGATATTCAACCGCGTCAGTTGTAGCGGCAGATTGAAATCCTCGTTGGCGTTGGCCTCGATCCGAAAGATTGAGCTTGCATGCTCATAGATCAGATCAGGCAGCAGCGGCGTCACCGTGGCCGGCACCGGCGGCGCCAACGGATAGATGGCCGGCGGATTGTAGGTGTTGACGTTGTAGCGCACCTTGCTCGGTGCCCGCTTCATGGTCATGGTTATCCTCCCGGCGGCGGGTCGTCGGTGAGCGGCGCCGCCTCTTCGAACTGCAGAATAGGAGAGGCGAATTTCATTGCCTCGAGCGACTGCATGGCCTCCTGGCCCTGGTCGTCACTCACCAGCCGCATTTCACAAACCGGCGTGGTGAAATCAACGATCGTTCCAGCTACCGCCGCAAAACGCAGCCACGGCCAGATGTTCACGCCGTAAATGCCGAAACCATAATCCGTAACATTCTGTATTTCGTACATGCGCGCATGGATTGAAAAACGGTTGCCAGGTTGCGGGACGTCGCCCGAGGTAATTCGGATGGCAATGCCGGTCGCAGCCTGCAATGCCGCATCATAGACGGTCGCTGTGATCAGCGTGTCATTGATGCCGGATGCGTCCGCGTAGGGCGAACCATCCAGCGCCCGCGTCCGAACATATTTCGGCGTGAATCGTCGGCCATACTGATCAGTTCGCCATGGCGCGTATCGGTTTTCATAGGCCGGCAGCGCGATGGTTCCGGCCCGGCCGCGCAATTGGCCCAGCATCGCCCGCATCGCCATCATCTGATCCCGCGTTCGCAGCGGCACGGAATAGCGTGCCTGCCAACGATCTATCATCTGCGGCACCACCTGTTCGAACCCCGACAGGGACGGCCCGCCCGACAGCGAGCGCAGCACTTGGGCGAACCCGCCATTGTTCGGCTTCAACAGAATAGGCCAGCCGATCATGCGACAATTCCCTCGATCACGGTCCAGTCGCTCGATCGCGTGCCGACCTTCCACGCCACCCGGATGTCATAGCTATTGCCGGCAGGCACCATCATGCTGATGGCCTGCACATTCGAGGTCTGCACCACGGCGTCGAGCCAGCCGCCGTCATCGGCGCTGGTCAGCTTGAATTGCGCCTTGGCGGTCGCCTCGCTTCGATCGCCGGCGTCCCATCCCAGAACAAGGTTGATCGGGTCGCCGATCGCGCGCACGTCCTGGCGCCCTTGCACGCCGCTGCTGGCGGTCAGGCCGGTCGGCGCGGCAATGGCTGCCATGGCCGGACCCTCGGCGGAAGTCGCTGGCGGGTTGCCTTCCTCGTTGGCAGGGTCCCAATCATAGGCCGCCTGCTCGAACCCCGACACCGTGATGGTGCAAGTGCCGGCGCCGGTGTCGATCGCGAAATCCACAATCTCGAATGTGCCATCGATGTCGAGCTCGTCGATCACCAGCCGCACGAACCGTTCATTGTAGGCATTCAGCCCATAAAGGTCGGTGACGATGCGGCCCTGCCATTCCGGGTTGGCGCGGTGCATCGCGATCTTCATCAGCCGCCGCGCCTGGGAATGTGAAAACACCCAATACATTTGCAGGCTGGTGGTGATCACCTGGCCGCGTTCGGAAATGTCATCCTCGTCGCGCCAGGCCATCGCGTCGGTGGTCTGATAGTCGTTTTGCGGCGAGGTGTATTGCGCGCCCACCTCGTTGACCGCGGTAAACGCGCTGTCACCTTTGCGGAAACCGTCATAGCCGAGGATGTGATCGCCGCCGATCACAACGGAAGGCGCCACCGTCTTGCCGACACGCACGCCGATCGCACCATCGGCGCGCTGGTAGGTCTGGCCGTCACAGGTGGCAAAGATGGCGCCCAGCACATCCTTGGGCGCCGAGTTCGGCAGATCATAGCCGCCGCTGGCCAGATAGCGCGGCTCGGTGCCGCCGGCGTTGAGCGGCACCGCTTCCTCGCAGATGTTGGCAGCCGGTATCCAGTCCTCGGCGATCGCGGTCGGCGTGAACAGCACGTCATCGAGATGCGCCAGGCTCATGCCGTCGGCGTGGCGGTGATAGTCGAGCGCGATCAGCACCGGGTTGGCCGAGAACGTCCAGGTCGCAGGGTTGTCCTTGTGCTGGCCCGGTTGCCGCGGATCCCACACCCGCGATGCGCGCATCACCACCCGCAGCGCCGGCGGTTGCGCGCCGGGGTATACCGTGGTGAAATCTTCCGCCACCGGCTCGAAATAGATCATCAACGCTTTCGCAATGCCCTTGCCCTGGTGCGAGGCGTCCCAGATGTCGGGAAAGTTGGTGTGCAAATAGTCAAACCCGACATCGGCGTCGGTGCCGGTTTCCAGATTCACGTTGACATAGCGGCCAGCCCCAAGAGTGAATGCATTGGTCACCACGCCGCCGCCGTCTGCCACCGGCGGATCGGTCACAGCGTTGATCTCGTTCAGCCACACCTCCTCGAAACCATCGATCAGGCCATGGTTGAGCACCGTCACCTGGTTAAGCTGGGTTGGTATGGTGCTGGCGGTGCCAGGCTTGGTTTCAACGAACACCAGCGCGCCGCCGATCTTGACGCGGCCATAATGCCGCTTGCGCGGCGGGATCGGTTGCTTGGTGGTCACCTGGCCATCGGATGGCGAGGTCACTTCCGGCGCATTGAGCAAAGCGTTCGCCGCATAGGCGCCGCCGACCAGCACGCCGGTTCCGACAATCGCCGCGATCGAGGTGCCGGCAATGGTGGTGCCGGCGAGGGTGCCTAACCCCGCAATGCCGCCAACCTCGGCTGCGCCCACCGACGTCAGGATCAGCAATCCGATGGTTTCCGCCATCTAGATCGTCCATGCCCGCACTAAGCGCGCCCGCCGCGCGCAGGACAGGCCGCCGCCTGCAGCCAGCACCACGAAACCGCGCGCCGTCACGATCGCCCCGGTGACCGGCCCGCCCGCGATCGACACCAACGCCACGTCGCCAGGCGCAGGCTGTAGCGTTGGCTGCAGGCCGGCACCGCGCGCCAGCCGCTTGATCAGCGGCAGCATTGCCGGCACGTCGGCGATCTGGCGATAGCGCCCGCGCCAGGCCGCGGCGGGATCCGTGCCACGCTTCAACGCGATCCAGTCGGCCAGGAACAGGCAACAATCAAAGGTGCCCAATTCGAACCGGCGCGCTGCCGCGCCCTGCAGATAGCCGCTCAATAATCCGGCCATTTTCTGCTCGCAAAAATCAGCATCGGTGTCCGCTCGCAGAACTTGTCCCCTGGGTGTCGCTTTTGCTGGTCGCGGTCGGAGTAGAACCCGCCGGCCGGACGGTTGCGGCCGGTGTACGGAGTCTCATGCGAAATCGACAGCGATCGGCTGTCCGCGGTGCGCGTCACCTCCAGCGAGGTCATCAGCCGCACCGCGATCGCGCATGGCTGTCCCGAAAGCCCCCGCGCTTCGAACGCCTGCAGGAAGATCGCCACCGGCTGGCCGACGAAATCGTCGGTTTCACCGACCGCCACCGCGATCAATTCGGGATCGATGCCGCTGACCACCAGCCGGCCTGATGGCGCCGTGCCGTTGAACGCGGTGGATAGTCCCTCGATCGAGCCGAGTTCGCCCAGGCCCGACCAGGTCTGACCGTCGAGCGTGGTCAGCTGCCCGAACCCGGTCCACACCCGCTTGATGCCCGACACAAAATGAAACCGCACAAGGAACGCGCATGGCGCCTCCCGCCGGCCGACCAGCCCTGCGATGTCCGCCGGCAGGCTCATGCGGCACGCATCATGTGCGAGTTGATCGCCGCCACCGCGCGGCTTTCGATCGAGCGGTTAGTCGCCACCAGCGCCGCCTGCAGCCGCGCGATCGCCACCGGATCGGCGCCGGTGGCGTCGATGTTATAGGTCGGCGCCACGGTGACGCCGCCGCCGCCCATTGATCGCGCCACGCTGTTCGGGATCACCATGCCGCCGGCGTTCGGCACCATAAGTTCCGGCCCCTTCTCGCCGACGATATAGGGCTGCCCTGCGCTGACCGGCCCGCCCTCGGCGCGGAACAGCTTGCCGAACGCCGACACCGACTGGCCGGCGCCTGGCGTGAATAGGTTCATGATGGTGGAATTGATCGCCGCCCGCGCCAAGGTTTTCATCAGGCTGGAAACCACCTCGTTGAGTTTCTTGCCCTCGAGGATCGCATCGGCAAACGCGGTCGACAGCGCCGATCCGAATTGCTGGCTGGCGGCGTTGATCTTGGCGATGCCGTCGGCCGCCCTAGCATATTCCAGCCGCGCGCGGCCGGCCGCCTCGGCCGCCTCGTTCATACGTCTGGTCTGTTCGGCGGTGGCGGTGGCGCCGTCACGGGTGGCAATGGCGTTGAGTTCGGCCAGCACCTTTTGCCGTTCCTGCTCGCCGACGTTTTCCGCCACGGTTCGCGTGTTGGCCTGGGTGGCAGCGGTATGCTTTTCGACACTCAGCGCAGCGCGTTCGAACGGATCATACCCGGCGGCGGCGACCTCTTTTTTGGGAACCACCGTAGTGCCGGCGCCTCTTTTCTCTGCTTCGGCCGCGCCGCCCATTGGCATGATCAGCCGCTGCGGCTGGCCCGTGATCCGGCGCCAGATATTGTAAATCGCCTCGATCTCGCGCCGGGTGTTTTCGAAGCCTTTTGCCAGGTCAGCCTTGATCCATTCAGCGGCTGACTTCATATAGCCATCGAATATCTTGGCCTGTTCGGCCAGCGTTTGCAGCGGCGGCGCCGCGCTCGCAGCCGCCCGCTGCATTTGGTCAAAGGATCCGGCGGCTTTGTCCATTGACAGCGCCATGCCTTCGCTTTGGCCGGCTAGCTTGCCCACCGCTATCTTGTCCACCCCGACCTGCGCGTCGTAGATCAATTGAGCAACCACCGTCCATGTTTGTTGCAGCGTCATGGTCTCGCGGTTGATGCCCTTCATGGCCTGCGGGTTGGCATCCAGCAATTGGGACAGCGAGTTTTTATCCCCGCGCTTCATCTCGGCCAGCAAGTCCGCCATGCGGCGCAGGCTTAGATTGGCTTCCTCGACCGTGGCGCCGCCGGCCCTGGCCGCTTCCTGGAAACCCCAGACGCCTTCCAGGCTCATGTCCAGGATGCGCGCCTGCTTGTCCAGTTCAATAAAGCGGTTGTAAAAATCCTCCAGTGCCTTGGTCGCGGTTTCAATGCCTTTACTGACGGCGGTGGAAAACAGGTTTCCTAAAAACGAGGCGTTGATCTGCGGGTTCATTTTCGAGAACTTGTTCTCGATATCGCCCACAGCTTTCTCGGCCATGATGCCGGCCCGCTGCATATCCTTTTCAAACTTGGTGAGTTGAGCGGATAGCGCGACTACTAACGCTGCGGTGTCTGCCATGATTTACTCTGCTGAATATTTCTTGATGGTTTTGGTGATCTTGCGCCGCATCGCGCTACGCATGCTCTTTTTCATCAGGCGGTAGCTCGGAAAAAAGAACGGCTGCGCCGGGTTGCCCTGCGCGCCAAATTCGACCGCTCGCGCGTAGTCGTAAGGCGGCTTGCTGCCATGCTGCACGGTTGTCGACGCCCCTCCCGCCCTGATCAAAACCACGGTTTCCTTCTTGCCCTGTTCCTGGCGCAGCGAGTTGGCGAGGTTACTGGTGACCCCATGCGGCACCGCCGATCGCATCACCCCGAGCAATGCATCCGCCTGACTGTGCAACTCGGCCACCGCGTCGTTGAATATCTCGCGCTGCATATCCACCGTCAATTTACGGAACGCCAGCACCGACTTGTTAGGTGCCATGCTGCGCCTCATGTTCGGCGGATGCTTCCAGCATCGCATCGAAATCGGCGTCAGATGGCGGCTCTGGTTTCGGCTCGGAACCGTGAACCTTGTTCCAGCCATCGACGCAAGCGGCGAACTGCCAGATCGAGCAGGCGTCCACTTGCGACGGCGTCATACCTATTGCAGCACCGATGCCGTAGATGACACCGAACCGGATAAGGTTTCCTCCGTCGCCGTCTCCGGTTC